AAAATTAATAAGAAGAAGAAATCAACCAGGACTTGATACAAATGCAGAACCTGTACAAATTGGTAATCAGGTATATCAAGAAGTTGGCGAAGAAGATGAAGGCAATACAACTACTGGAGGAACAAGTGCCGAAGGAACAAGCCAAACAGGACAAACTGGCGGAACTGGAGCAACAGCAAGCGGTGCTCAAGGCGATGGATTAAGAGGTTAATATGGGTAATCAAATTAAACGTACAAGACGTCCTTCTTGGATGGAAGGTTCTGGACCATATTTGGCAAAGATTATAAACCATCTTGATTCCGAATATATGGGTGCTATCGAAGTTGAAATTTTAAAAATAACAGAAAACGGAAATCCAGCAACGGCAGTAGGATCAGGTTATCAATTACCCTGCTATTATGTTTCACCTTTCTACAACGTAAATCCGCGAAGTGGTGTTAAGAAAAACCCCGGTTATCAATCTACACAACAAAGCTCAGGATTTTGGGCTGTACCACCAAATGTAGGAACCAAAGTTATTGTGCTTTGTTTAGAAGAAAATTTCGGTTTTGGTTATTGGTTAGGTTGTGTGCAAGATCAATACATGAATTTTATGGTACCTGGCAATGCAAGTACTACTTACAACGACCAAGATCCATCTAAGAAAAAACCTGTTGGCGAATTTAACAAAGAGTTAGAAACTGCTGAAGGTAGAGATCCTACAAAATATATAAAACCTGTTAATTCATTAGCAGATGCAACTCTTGCTCAACAAGGATTGAGCGATGATGCCACAAGAGGCACAACTACTTCAAGTGCAAGAAGAGAAGTGCCAAGCAGTGTTTTTGGTTGGAGTACGCCAGGGCCTTATGATAACAGACCCGGTGGCCCTACTGCTGCTTATGGTCCAGATTTTGCACAGAGTAATGTTCCATTCAGCCGCTTAGGCGGATCGAGTTTCGTAATGGATGACGGAGACATGACACTACTTCGTAAAACTCACGCAAGCGAAGGTCCACCTGAATTTGCAAATGCAGAAGCAGGCGATCTATCAGGAGATCCTACACTGCCGCACAATGAATTGATTAGATTAAAGACAAGAACTGGACATCAAATTTTGATGAGTAATACAGAAGATTTAATCTATATTGGCAATGCAAAAGGATCTACTTGGATCGAGATGACCAGCAACGGAAAAATAGATATTTACGCTCAAGATAGTGTGAGTGTTCACACTTCTAATGATTTGAATATTACAGCTGATAGAGATATTGTAATGAGTGCAGGTCGAAACATATGCCTTAAAGCAGGTAATGACGGTAGAATTACCGCGGCAGAAGGTGTACATATAAATGCAAAAACACACACAGAAACAGCACCTGACGGTATAAACATGAATGGTCCAGCAGCTACACCCGCATATAGTCCTATGAGAACACCACAACATGAACCTTGGTTTGGCCACGAAAATCTTGCACCAACAGAACATACTGCTGAAAAAACCGACGCAGATCCAGAAGCAGGAAACACAGCAGATGAGACCGGAAACAGTTTTGTTGCTACAGAATATCCACCTATTCCAGATACATTTAGGAAAAGTAGATAAGGTAAATACGATATGAGCAGTTTAGAAAAAAATTTATACAAACAAGTTACTGTAAAATCTAACAAACGTTTGCAAGATCAAGGTATTGGAAGTAGGGCATACCGCGGTATTAGCACAGTAAATCCTGAAAATTCATCTACTGTTTTGTATGATTTAGCTCTTATAAAACAAGACCTGCTTAATCATTTTCACATACGTCAAGGCGAAAAACTTTCAGACCCTGAATTTGGTACAATAATTTGGGACGCATTATTTGAACCACTAACAGATCAAATGAAAGATGCTATAAAAGAGAACGTTACACAAATTGTAAACTATGATCCAAGAGTAAGTGTCAATCAAATTATAGTAGATCAGTATGAAAGTGGCATACAAATAGAAATTAGTTTAATATATCTACCATATAATATCTCTGAAAATATGCGACTTCAATTTGATGAAAATGCAGGTTTCTTAAATACATAATTAAGTGCGCAGATAATTCATTTCGCTAAATATACTTATAAAGGAAACCAAGCATGTCATCAACAGATAGACAAAACAGATTATTAGTTGCAGAAGATTGGAAGCGCATCTATCAGACCTATAGAAATGCGGATTTCAAAAGTTATGATTTTGACAATCTTCGCAGAACTATGATCGCATATTTAAGGGAAAATTATCCTGAAGATTTTAATGATTATATCGAAAGTTCAGAGTACCTTGCTCTAATTGATCTTATCGCATTTTTAGGTCAAAATATTGCTTTCAGAATTGACTTAAATGCAAGAGAAAACTATCTCGAATTAGCAGAGCGTAGAGAAAGTGTTCTTCGTTTAGCAAGATTACTTTCTTATAATCCAAAAAGAAATCAATGCGCAAATGGACTTTTACGAATTGAAAGTGTCAGCACTACAGAAGATATTATTGATAGTAATAATATTAATCTTGCAAATCAAACAATTTTATGGAATGATCCAAGTAACAGCGACTGGAATGAACAATTTATAAAAATTATGAATGCTGCACTACCAGCTAATGGTACGTTTGGTCGTCCAGTAAAAAAAGATACAGTAAGTGGTATTCCTACAGAGCAATACAGATTTAACACTACAAATTCAGATGTTCCTGCTTATAGTTTTAATCAAACTGTAGATGGTATCTCAACAAGATTTGAAGTAGTATCTACAGATATTTCAAATAGTAATATTGTAGAAGAAGCACCATTTCCTGGTAACAACTTTGCTTTCCTTTACAGAGACGACGGAAAAGGTGCTGGTAGTTCAAATACAGGTTTTTTCTGTCATTTCCGTCAAGGCACATTAGACCAAGGCACATTTACGATAGATAACCCTTCAACAAATCAAACTGTTGCGATTGACGCAACAAATATCAATAATAGTGATATTTGGCTTTATAAACTTGACAGTTTTGGAAATGAAGATGAGCAATGGATCAAAGTAGATTCTGTAGAAGGTAATAATATTATCTATAACAGCCTAAACAAAAATATCAGAAATATTTACAGTGTTCTTACAAGAATTGATGATAGAGTAAGTTTAATATTCAGTGATGGAACTTTCGGTAACTTGCCACAAGGACAGTTTAGGATTTACTATAGAACAAGTAAAAATAAAAGAATTGTTGTTGAACCAAATGACGTTAGAGGTGTAAGTGTAAACATAAAATATCTTTCAAAAAATAATAAAGTTGAAACAATTACTTTGACGTTTGCACTAAGATATACTATAGATAATGCAAGTGTTTCTGAAACAAATGCAAGTATTAGATCAAATGCACCTGCTACATATTATACGCAAAATAGATTAGTTACAGCAGAAGACTATCAAATAGGTCCGTTAGCAGTAAGTCAAGAAATAATAAAAGCAAAAAGTGTTAACAGGACAGCAAGCGGAATCAGCAGATATTTTGATTTATTAGATGCAACTGGAAAATATTCTAAAACAAATCTTTTTGGCACAGACGGTGTAGTTTATAAGGAAATATTTAACAGCAAGGAAAGATTTACTTTTAACACACAAACTGACGTACAAGGTGTTATACTTAACACCATTGAACCTATTCTTGCTGGTAAAAAAATTAGAAACTATTATTTGTCTCAATTTCCTGTAATTGATTTGACAGATCTTAATATAAGTTGGAACCAAAGTACAAGTGATACAAATATAAGTACAGGATATTTTACAAATGTCAATGACATAAGACAATTTTTAAGCACTTTTACAACCAGCACACTACAATTAGTAAAACCCGGCGCATCACTGAAATTCATTGCACCATCTGGAAAACATTTTATGCCAGATGGAACACTTATGGATGGTGCAGCTGATCACTTGAATTCAAGAAGTTACAAATGGGTAAAAGTTATAAGTGTCAATGGTAACGGTACTGAAGTTGATGAAAACGGTATAGGACCAGTTGTGTTTAACGATGTCATTCCGAGCACAGCTCAACTTGTAGAAATAAAACCATCAATAGCACAAAGTTTACAAACTGACGTTCAAAGTCAAATTGTTGATCAAGTATTTGCTTACAAAACTTTTGGACTTAGATTTGATAGAACATTAGGACAATGGCGTTTAATTACAGAAAGCAACTTAAATGTTTCAAATGCATTCAGCATAGGTAAAACAGGAGATAATTCAAATCAACAATTAGATTCAAGTTGGTTGTTAAAATTTACTACTGATGGAGAAACATATACTATAGAATATAGAGGTAGTCGTTATGTTTTTGAAAGCGATCAAGAAATAAGATTTTATTTTGATAGTAGTGATAAAATCTATAACAATCTTACAGGAAAAATTGTTAAAGATAAAATTAGTGTGCTCAATAACAACAACAAACCAGACAGTATTGAAAAGTTTACTGTTGACTTTGATTGGGAAATTACTCAAGAGTACAGAGACGCAGAAGGATATGTAAACAGTAAAAAAGTTGAAGTTACTTTCTTTGATGAAGATGACGACGGTGTTGTAGATGATCCAGAAATTTTTGATGTCATTGTTGATGAAGATACTAATTCGTTAACAAAATATGTATTCCAACAAAAATATCTAACCAGCGACGGAGTTGAAGACTACAATTATGTAAGCAACAGTACTTTAAATATAATTACACTTGCGTCTAAAGACAGTTTAGGACCATTAAGTCAATATGATGATCAACAAATTTTCTATTATGCTGATACAGGAATATTTGAAAAATTAAACAGCTCGACAAGCACATTATCTCAACAAGATAACTACAGAGCATTTATTGGAAGAGATGATTTGAGATTTTTATATATTCATGCTGCCGACGATAGTTCACGTATAGATCCGAGTGCTTCAAATATAATTGATAGTTATTTGTTAACAAGATCTTATGATACTGATTTTAGAAAGTGGTTAGACGGCACTCTGGCTATTAAGCCTCTTTCACCAAGCTCTGATAATTTATTTCAAAACTATAACACAACACTAAGTCAAATAAAATCACTTAGTGATGAAATTATATACCATCCAGTCAAGTACAAAGTACTTTTCGGAACAAAGGCAAGTTTAGATTTGCAAGCAAAATTTAAAGTTGTAAAAAACCCAGATCTT